GTTCCAGATGTTAAAGTATTATGAGTTACATTATCAGCTGGGTAAGTAGTTATAGTGTCAGGTAACGGGACTATAAATGTTGTTTCAGCGGCATTAACTAAATCAGTATCTAATCCTGAACCTGTAATAGCAGCTACTTGTATACTATTAAAATCAGGTGAGTCTATTTGGCTTAAATATGAATTGTTAGGAGTATACGGAGATGTATATTGAGATGGAGCTCCACCATATTCACCTAATTGCACTGATGGGGAATTAGGTAAATTTCCATAGTTGTTAGGAGATGTTATGTTATTAGGTGTTGTAGTTGTCTCAGCGGCATTAGTATCTTCAACATCTAACCCAGTTTGTCCTAAGGCATCAATTTGAGGTGATGTATCAGTGGTAATTATTGAGTTTAAATAAGTATTATTTGGGTTATATGGAGACACATACTGAGATGGAGCTCCATTAAATTCTCCACTAACTAATGGTGGGTAATTATTAGGATAAGAGATGTTATTAGGTACCACAGTTGTTGGAACAGCGTTAGTATTAGTATTATCTAATCCGGTTTGTCCTAAAGTATTAACTTGAGGTGTACTATTAATGTCTGTTATTGAGTTTAAATAAGTATTATTCGAGTTATATATAGGTGTGTATTGAGATGAAGCTCCACCAAATTCTCCACTAGCTAATGATGGATAATCTGTTATTACTGTTGAAGGTGGTAATGTAGCAGTATCAAATAAAGGTTGAGTATTATCTAAAGATGTATTACCTAATGTTGTAGCTAAAACACTACCATTATCTGGTTGCCCAATTGTTTCATCTTCGTATGTGTTGTTAGGTGAGTTTTCTTGAACAAATCCAGATTGTGGATCATTAATTGGAATATCTCCAGGGAAACTTCCAGCACTTAAAGTAGTTTGACCTTGTAATAATAAATCTTTTAAACCCATATTATTTTATTATAAATATTAGAAAAAGAAAGCTCGCAAAATGCGAGCTCTTTTTATTGTTAAGTAGTGATATTAGAAGTTTAATACGCAGTAATCCATTCCAACAGTCATTGTGATATTAACAGCTGTATCTGCTGTATCCCAGTTATAATCACCAAAGTTGGCTTCTTTAATAAATGCGCCTTTAATAATCCATTCACTAACTACGTCACCTACAGGTCCTAAAACATCTAATACTAAATCTTTCTTATAGAAATCTGAGTATCCATCTCTACCTGTTACAGATTCATGATGTAAACGTACCCATTCCATTACAGCTTGAGCTCCAGATGGGGTAATTGGATCAAATAATGTCATTTGAATATCACCCCAAGTAGTTTTACCTTTAACTTTTCTGTAAACGTTAATATGGTTTAATATTACTTCACCCTGTGATACAGTGACAGCGTTCACTCCTTTAACTATGTAACTAGGTACACCATCCATATATAGGATGAATCTGTTAGCCTGTTTTGGTTCAAAGGCTGTGAAGAATATTTCGTTTGCGTCTAATATTGCCATGTTTTTCTATTTATTATAAATATCTAATTTTTAAAAATTACGCTGGGAAAGTAGCTCCAGTTGGTGTAATAATAAAGTCTAAGTAAATAAATTCAGCTGTTTTAGTTGGTTGAACATATATTTGACCTACTAATTGATTTTGATCAATTACTGATGCTGTGTTATTACTATCATCCATTATTACTCGGAAAGCATACAAACCTTGTTGCTGTTGAACTGATTCTAAATATGGGTTAACAGTTGCTAAGAAGTTGTTTCTTGTTGTAGCTGTATTTTGTTCAAATACTAATGTATTAGCTACTTGAGAAATATAACTCTTAAGAGCAATTAACAAACGACGAACATTTACACGATCTAAAGCACTAGCTCTAGTTTGTAATGTTTTCTGACCATATACTACTCTTTGTCCATTAAGTGTAGCGATTGGGTTTACTTTTCCTTGATATAAAGTATCTCTGTTAGCTTGTGATAAATTTCTTTCAGCTCCAATTACTTGAGACAAGCTACCACGATTTAAACCTGCTGGTGCGAACCATGGATAAGAAACACTATCATTATAAGCATATACACCCGCTATTACAGTTGAAGCTGGGATCCATGTTAATTGGTTAGTGTTTGGCTCTAATACTTGAACCCAAGGCCAATATGTTGCAGCGTATGATGTATTCTTACCAGAAGCATTAGTTACAACATCAGAAATAGTTTTACCATAAGATACCATATCAGGTACATAAATAGCGTCTCCACGATTTTGAATAGCACTTATAATATCATTAATAGTACTTGAATGGTTTGTAAGATTATTACATAAACCAGGTGTTACTAATACATTATATTTGTAGTCATCTGTATTAGCTAATAAAGATACCATTCTATCATAGCAACCTGGTGTTAAACCTTGAGTATCAGTGTTATCAATTAAATCATAGAATTTAGCTCCATTTCTTATTTGACCAGATGCCCCACCAAATGAACCACTAGATAACACAGGTAATGATCCAGTATATGATGGATTTGGTAAACCATTATTTAAAAGATAATTAGGTGTAGTTAAATTAACACTTTTAACTCTTACATAAGCTGAGACATTACCATAACTTCCAGTTTCTTGTAGATAAGCTACTCCACCATCAGTTCTATAAGTTAATTTTTTATCACCTATTCTTCTTGATATAAAATCAGGAGAATATGGATCTAATGATAAATTAGTATATGATTCTAATATAGTCTTTTCATTAGTAATATCATTTCCTTGTCTAATAAATAAGGTAAATGTTCCTGAAGCAGTGTTAGAAGAAGCTATTTCCCATCTAATATTATCAGCAGATCCGCTAGCTAAAGCTCCAGTTGAGTCTTCTGATCCTGTATTATTCATAATAACACCTTCAGAAATTGTTTCTAACACAAATGGTGTTGTTATACCAGATGATGTTATAGCAGATCCAGATGGTATAAATGAAGATGTAGCTGAGGTGTAACTTCCAGTCACAACTCGAGCTACTAATAATGAAGTTCCTCCATTATTAAAATAATCTCTAGCTGCTATAGAGGTAAAATAAGTATAAGTTAAAGCTGGGCTTCCACTAGTGAAGACATCTCCAAATTTTTGTTGATATTGAGCATATGAAGTAACTACTGTAGGTATTTCTACTGGTCCTTTTACTGTTGGTCCTATAATAGCTGCTCCAGCTGTTATTGGTCCTTGAGTTACAAATGAAGTATCTACTTCATTAGCTGATACACCTGGTGAGATTAATATTTCTGCCATGTTTTAATTATTGTGTTTAATTTTTATTATAAATATCTTAAAGATACTCAAAATTATGGGGTAGGAATAAACTCTCCTTTTTCTAGATCAATATTACCATCACCATATTTTTTCTGTAATTCTTCTCCTAATTTTAATTCTTCACTAATTTGATTTTGAATTTCTTGTTTAAGAAGTAATCTTTGAGCGTTTAAAACTTCTAAATTATATTCTAAATTACCTAAGTTAGTAACTAGTGAATTTTGTTTAAATTGTAAATTTTTTAATTGTTGAATTTCTTCTTGAGTTAAAACTTTATTTTCCATAAAATTGATTTATTATAAATATTATGAGTTATTATTCAAATTATTAATATCTGATACTGTTTCAGTAGTAAATGTAACTTTATTCCTATCTGAGTATTTAGGTGAAAATCCTGTATCTTTTTGTACTATATCAGGTATAATGTAACCATGCATTCTTAGTGTAAATGAGCTTCTAACTGCTCTCTCAGAATTATCAGATAATTCAACAGTAGAAGCAAATGAATCAATATTGGTTTTAAATTTAAAACGTTCTGGATCACCCCAATAAGCATCAGAAGCATATTCAACAGCTTCAATAATTTTATTTAACTGTTCATTATAGTAAGTAAAGGCTACACAATCATATGTAACTGTTAAATAATCTGGGACTACAGTAGCATATAATGTCTGTTCAGGTTTAATACCATTTAATATATTAAACTTACTATATTCATTTTGTTTACTATATTTTTTCCCAATAACTGTTACATTATGTGGGTTGTTAGCATCTAATTTATTAGCTAGTCCTCTATTTTTTTCAATGTTATTTCTTTTAAACATTAAAAGTGGAGCCATTATTTTACCATTTAAATCTCTGTAATAGCCATCTCTCTGATATGATTTCCATTTTTCAGGTGATCCATATATGATAGGTACAGGAAGTAATTCTCCATTTTGTTTGACTGTGGGGCGAATAACATTTTGAAAATAATACATTATAGCCCAATCTAAATCCTCTAAACCAATAGATAAAGGTTTTACAGTGTCATCTTTAAATGAAGTTTGATTAGCTCTATTAGCCACATCAGCATCATTAGGATTACCAGTAGATGAAAAACCAGGAGATCCAACAGGTGGATTATATGGCTCTTGAAGCTGTTTACTAATCTCTTTCTGAGTTTTAGGTATTGGTTTTCTTTGTTTAGCCATTATAATCTTTGTTTAATAATATTTATTCTATCAGCAGGTACATAATGAGCCTCACATATTAATGATACATTATGACCAAAATTTTCTAATCCTGGGTTTAATGGATTTGTGTTGTATGGGTATTGAGGATCTTTACCTACAAAATATTGAGTATCTGTAGCTACATCTACTTCAAAATATGATTCTTGATATAGAATAACATCTCCAATTTCAACAACTAAATTAGCGTCTAAAAGATCATCTTTTAAGAAAGCAGCTTTAATACTCCAATTAAAATCAACTCCTAAATCACTTGTACCATCTGTTTTACGTTCAATAGTGATTAAAGCATTTAATAATGTTGGGCCATTAAACCATCTACCACCAGAGGCTTCACCATACATATTTACTTTAGTTTTATCTAAAGCATATTTGTAAACAGCAAGTTGTTGAGTAATAACATCACCTAACAACTCACGGTTGATTTTTCTAAACATTGATATGTCTCGTGCGGAACCGAATATAGCCATTATCCTATATAAATTGTCATTGGTACATTACTAATTTCTTGTCTTCTAAATTCACTTTCATCTTTTCTTCTTTCAAGTAAAGATTTTTTAGACATATCTGTTAAATATAATCTTAATCTTTCTATTAAGGCTGTTTTATCAGCTGTAGCTGAAGCTAATAAATCTGATTGGTTTAATGTAACAGCCTGATCAGGTATAGGTACTGTAGAGTATTTTCCTCGTACATATCCTAACATTTCTTTACATAGTGCTAAAGTATATTCAAATATCCATTGTCTGCCAATAGAATTGATTTGATTATAGATAGGATTAGTATATGGAGCATTTGATGGGTTAGTAATTAAATCTCCATTAGGGTTCTCAACTACACTATTAGTTAATCTTTCCTCATCTTTGATATATTCAAACCAAATAAATCCTCCTCTAGTGTCATTATCATTAGGTACAGGAAATACTTTTAATCTATTATTTATAATTTCAAAAGTAAATGCTGACAGGCGAATAGTATTACTCATTTCTATACCTTGAACTACAGCAGCATCAAATGCTACAGGCATCATTAAGTAACCACCACCATAACCACCACCATAGATACCTCCATAGATACCAGCTGCTGGTACTCCACCTAGCCCACCAAACGCTCCTAAACCATAAGGAGCATACATTTGGTTCACAGCGGGGACTGATTGGTAAAATACTCTTTTAATTTCAATTCCACCTGATATACTTTGGCTTATAGCCCATTCATTTAAATCATATTCTTGCACTCCAGGAGTCAAAGCTATAGATCCACTATACCAAGTCACATTCCCTCCTACACCAGCTTCCTCTCCATATTGTTGTGATAAACGAACAATAGTAGCCATATTAGGAGTAATAAGAGCATTTGTAGGATTGATTGTTGATGGAGCTCCTTCTAATGTTAACATATTATCTATAGCTTGAAAAGCATATAATTCATTACCATAAGTAGTAATTGCTTCTTCAAACGCGGCGTAGAAGTTCAAATCTTGTAATTCAACTTCCATTATAGGATATCCTAGTCGACGAGCACAAAATGTAGTTACTTTATCAGCATCAGTTTGAAATTGAGCATCGTAATCATAGAATCCAAAAGGAGTCATCCCAGGAACAAATGAGCTAGAGCCAGGATATATAGGGATATTCATGTGTTAGATTTTGTTATAAATATTAAAAGAAAATAAAAGACCCCTATATTTGGGGTCTTCTAAAATATTAATAATTATAATGATTAGTATGTAATACCTATATCAATAGAACATGAACCAAAAATAATACCATCTTTATATATACCTAAAAGTGGATTAGATTGTATAGCTAAAAATACAGATGATGTATTTGAACCAGATGTATATAATGATATACTAGCAGTATCTAATGAGCTAGAATTTTGGTAACTAATAGCTAATGTTAAACTACCAGTTATACTCCCTGATATTCCTGAAAAATTAGGTACACCTGAGGAAGATAATTGGTATGATCCTGTTGTTGTTCTAAGCCAAGTAGCATTAACTGCTGATTTCCCACCAAATATTGTAGCTGATGGGGCTGATGTTCCAGTTTGAGTTATAGAGGCTGAGTAAAGTGATATATATGCCATTTTATTTTATTTTTATGCTAATGTTAAATTTAATCTTGCTTGAAGTTGAATTTGAGTAATATCATTATTATAATTTTTTATAAGAAATCCAAAGTATCTTTTAGTATATACATCTACAGCGTATCCTAATGTAGATGAATAATAAGAGCCTATTAATGTTTTACCTATCATTTTACCAACATGATTAGTAGTAATATTAGGATTAAAGAACATAGTATATTTAGCAGTCCCTGGGCCTCCTACAGTTGATGAATATATAGATCCAGGAGTAGTAGGTACAAAAGTCCCAGGTACTACTGATGGAGTATGGCCTCCAACCCATCCTGTTGCTGTGTTTCCCCAAAATGTATCTGTACTAACATTTGTTGCAATCCAGTTGGTATATGTTGTGGAATAAAATGTATCCCAAGACGGATCATTCCAGTGGTTATAATTTGGACTAGTATTAGTTCCAGCTTGATAAAAAAGATATTGGGTTACATTTTGAGTATAACCAGCAATTAAACTATATCTTAAGGATCCAGTTATGTTAGTAAATATTTGTATTGAATTAATTCTTTTCCAAGTTTGGCTAGGTAAATAATATGAACCAACAAAACTATTTTGAACACCAGTAGTGCCCCATTGAACAGGCCATACATCGTATGTATTTATTGTTTGAGCTGTGTTTCCACTTCCTGATATTTTAGTGTTATTATTAATATAAGCTAATACACTAGATCCACTTGTTGAGTTTTCATGTGATCCTATAGATGAAGAAACAATACCTGTTAGGTATGTTTGTGTTCCACCTGGGAAGTTAGTAACTACAGACCATCCTCCTGGAAGTGGGTTTTCATAACAGTTAAATGTATATGATTG